GTCTGAAATCGTGCCGCCCGCTCCACCCATTGTAAAATTCAAAACATCCAGAGCTTTTCTCAGAATGTCGCTGGGCACTGTCGCCATGTACAGCATGGCCACGGACGTAGCCTCCTCTGCTAGTTTCACGTCGCCCAGGGCGACGGCGAAGGGGAGTAATGTTTCGCCCGCAATGCCCTGCAGAGCTACCTGAACGAGTGCGCTGCTGCCTATGACCCCCTGGGCCAGTCCTGCCATCAACTCGCTGCCCAGTCCGGCAAACACCAGCGACGGAGAGTGCATCAGCAACTTGTCTTGGAAAGCAAAAATTCCGGCGCTTGCCATCATACCGATTGCGCTTGCAAATACCGGCGTGCTTTCCGTAACGCCCTGCGCGGCGCTGAGAGGAGCTTCCCGTCCCGCATCCAGGTAAGTGAGTTTGGTCTTTTCTTTAACTTGTGTGGCGCTATCGTCCAGATTTTTCAAGGAAAATTTTGTGCCCGAGAGACTCGCGACCAGTTCTCCGATTCCGACCACGCCATCCCTGGCCGCCTCTGGAATTTTGCGAATGCCCATCTCGTATTGCTCTGCCGTGATCTGGCCTGCTCCATACGCGATGGCGAGGAGACTCTGCGCATCTTGCTCTGCGAATGATGCTGCCGTTGCCTGGCCGGTTGCCAGTAATAATTTACGTTTGGCTTCTGTGTATGCCTCCACCGAGGCAAACATCTCAGGCTTTATCATCGCAGCAGCCTGCGCATCCCGGTTCTTTTCGATCTCGATATCCAAGAGTGCGATCTTTGCCTTGGATTCCGCATCGCCCTTGGCAGCCAATTCAGCGCGGTCGGCTACATATTTGTCGTTGCTCTCCTTGATTTTCGTTACACTTGAAAACCAAGCATCGGCTACCCTGGCCTGAGCATCCGCGAGTTTATTGGCCGCATCTGCACCCCTCCCGAGTTGATCATTATAAGTTTTCGCAGCCGCAGTGATCCCAGAGAGTGACTGCACCGAGTCATCGGTCGCTGATGTGACTGCCTCAGTAGCCTTGGCGAGTTCGTACTGTTCCTTGGTGAGCGCGCGTTGGATGACGATTTGCTCGGCCTTCATCTTGCCTTCTACGTTCCCGATCGTTATTTCTCTGCCCATCGCGTCAATCTGCACCCCCGTTGCGGCATATGCACGTTGCATCTCGACGATGTAATCCTCATAGCTCGCGCTTGTTTTATTTACCTGACTTTCGTGGTCTGCCATGGCATCGGCGAGTCTCTTGTCCCAGGTCAACAACAATGCAACGGCGTCGGCGGCAGAGGCAATGCCCGGTGCGAGTTTTGTCGAGACCGCATCGCCCACGTCGTCGAGAGCCGCCTTCATTCGATTGAATGGGTCAACCGCACTGTCGGTAGTCCCACCCACTTGCGCCATGAGCTTGGGTAAGTATTCCAGGGCCGCGTTGAGGTGGGCCGTTTTGATCTCCTCTTCGTCCAGTTCCTTCACAGTCTTGCCGATGCTGGCAGCGTAAATCGCTTCGGATTTGGCCGCATCTACGATGATGCCGTACCGTTTCAACCCCTTCGTTGCGCCAGTTTCAAGAGCGCTGCTCATGGCCTCCAGAACAGACGTCGTATCACCCAGCATGGGATTTAACTTGGCACTGGCAGCCGCCATCTGGAAAATCTGAGGAGCGGTTTCCTTGACTCTGTCGGCAAAAACGCCCGTTGCGCCCGCCAACATTTTCAGGATAGCGCTCTGCATTTGCTCGCCGTCCATCGTGCCATGCACCGCCTCGCCCAACGCGCGCTCCATCGCGGCCGCTTCGTCGCCAGAACCGATCATGGTGACGAACGACTCGTTGAGCTGGTTGATCCGAGCGCCCTCTTCCCCAAACTCAAAAATCTGTTTAAAAGTATCACCGATAGTGCCGGCGATCTCCTTTACGCTCGCGAGCGCCGCGCCCAGCGCGATCGTTCCCAGGTCTGCTATACCTCCGAGCGAGCCCTCGACTTTTCCGCGCGCCCCCGCCAAGTCCTTATCCAGATCGCCCAGCGTTGCGCGAATTGGGATTTGTGCGGTCCCTAGTTTAGTTTCTGCCACGATTCACTCCTCCCCCCTCTCCACTCTCTCCCCTCCACTCTCCACTCTCCCCCCTCCACGGTTCATCCGCTCCTTGAGCTCCTCGAATTCCTCTCTCCGTTTCTCGATCGGCTCATTCCTGACTGGCTTTTTCAGGTGGCTCAGCAGCCGCGCCAACGGCGGCAGCTTCCGCGCGCGCGTGAGCGCCGCCGTGTGCCAGGCCAGGCTGAGCGATTGCATCTGCTCCTGCCGGATCCGCCATGCCGCAGCGTCGAGCGCCGCGATCGTTTCACGCGGCGTCATGTCCCAGTACTCGACAACCGAGATGCCGAATTTCAACGCCTCGACCAGGAGCGCGCTAAAATCAAGGCACTCCTGGTCTAGGCGTTTGGGGACTCGCGCTCCACATCGTTTCGCGCGGTGTCGTCGTCGCCGTCGTATCGAATCACGACTGCAATGGATTCCATCACTGCGCGTGCAACTGCCGTGAATCCGACCTCGTCCATGATCCGGTACGCATCAGCGAGCGTGTACGCGCGCCCTTGCGGCCCGCCGGATTTTGAATCCCGGCGCGCTGCCTCCAGACCGATGGACAGCAGTTGCGCCACGTCGCCGATGCCCGTCGCGCCATTCACGAACCCTCGTGCGACCACCAGGATGGATTTACCGGTCGCGCTCTCGGCCTCGGCCAGCGCCCGATTCGTGAACAGGATGCGGTACTCAATTTCGCCACGTTCGATGATCGCCTCGCCCCGCGCGCCGGTCATGTCGTTATCTCAACCCACTCGCCGTCAATCGTCAGCGCGGTGGATACAGTTGCCTCGCCCTGATCCGGCCCCGCCTCGCTCAGGCTCGTGACCAGCGCCGTCGCCTCCTCGAGCGACACGCCGCCCTCCTCGCGCAGCACCTTGATCAGCGTCCCGTTGCGCATCGCGTCCTGGAGCGCCTGATACGCCGAGTCGCTCGGCACGTACAGCGCATCCAGCGAGATCGTCGCCGAGTACCGGCCCGGCAGCACACGCTTGGCCCGGCCGTCCTTCGAGGACACGTCAATCTCGTCTGTCGTCTCCTCGAACGTCGCGTCTCGCTGGCTGCCGACCACCTCGTAGACCGGTGCGCCCGGCGTGGCAGTGTTCACCAGCAACAGAATGTTCGTTCCGTTCATTGCCATTTCAAACCTCCTCGATCGTGAATCTGACTGTTACGATTCGACCATAGGCGTCCTGCTCGTCGGCCACGATGGGCCCCGAGCATTCCGCCCATAACCACACAAACCCAGGAATCACCAACGCCTGGCGGTGAAACAATGCCCTCACCCGCTCGGCGATGGTCTCGATCAACGTCGCGCTCCCATCCGCCGCAGCGTAGCATCGAAGGTCGCGCCACAACTGCCGCCCTAGTGTCGTCTTGGTATCAAATGAAATGTCCACCGGCGCCCCCGCCGTCACAATGTACGGCAGCGTTGCATCCCCTGGCGCCGGATCGGTCGTGAACACTGCCGGCCCGCTGCGATACGTCGCCAGCAGCGCAATCAGCGTCGCGTCGTTCGCCATCCGGTCGTACACTGCCTGCGTGATCTCCAGCGTCATTTTACTTTCCTGCGATGATCAACATGATCTCGCGCGCGTTGTTGAAAACAGCCGGCCGCAGCCACGGGTGAGCCGGATATCTCCTCGTACCGATCTCGATATAGTACGCGCCGTGGTATTCGTTGTGTCGCCCGCGCAGGATTCCCACTCGCCCCTCCACGAAATCCTTGCCCATCTCGATCTCATATTTCACTCGTGGAGCCAGCACCTTTCGGCGATACCCCCGTCCTGACGCAGGCGTGCTGATGGCCATCAGGTTGGCTCGCGCTTGTGTCTCGACCAACTTGCAAGCCACCTCCATGTCCTTCGCCACCTGCTCAGCAACACTCGCCTTCACTCCCTGCGGGTTCCAGTCCCTCCACACAATTTTGCTCATGGATTAACCGCCCTCCACTCTCCACCCTCCACTCTCCACACTCCCCCCTCCACTCTCAACTTCCCACCACCGTCGCCTCGTGCTGCACCTCCAGGCAATCAATCTCCAGATGCCGCCCCATTTTCGACGGCTCCCGAATCCCCTGCACGTCCACGATCAGGTCGTCGCACTCTACCCGGTCGCCGCGTGCAATGTCCGTTCCATGCACCACGTACAGCACGTGACTGATCGAGCGCTGTTCCATTTTCGCAACCTCGCGTTCCTCGGACGACGCCGGCCGGATGCGGCCCTGCACGCTATCAATCGCAGCGTACACGATCGCCCATCCCCCCTGCCCGTCCGAGATCCTATCACGCCGCGAGATGGTAAACGTATTATTCAACAGCGACCCGAAAACACTCATCCCCGTTTCTCCCCACTCTCCACTCTCTACTCTCCACTCTCAACACTCCACCCTCCACTCTCCACTTCCTACTGCCCCACGTACCGATACCGATTCAAAATATCCTTCTCGCTCAGCAACAGCATCCGCGCCGCGCTCGCGCCCAGGGTGCCCTCGCTCACGCCTCCGCCCGACTCTGCCCCGAACGATACCGAATAATCTCCCAGCGTCAGCGCCGTCACCCCCAGCACGCCATCCAGTTCCGCCGCCCTCAACCCCGCCTGGTACGCCCTCGATGCCGCCCGCACGCACACGCCCACGATATCGGCCGGCAGCTTGGCATAGCCGTGCGTATACGTCACTCTGATGATCTGAATGCCCTCGTGCCACACATCGCCGATGCGATACAGAATCCCATGCTGACCGAGTTTATAATCGTCGTCCACTGTCAGCGTCTCGCCGTCCTCGACCACCGAAATAATTCCGGCCGGCTTCACTGGCAACTCGGGCAAAAACAGCCGAGAGCCGCCATTGCAGTCCAGCGTGATGACGTCGCTCGCCACCCGCTCGATCACTTGGTGACAGTAATTTTTAATCGCCTCAGTCGCCTCCGTGATCGCCCGCAGAGCCGACGCGTTTTTCACCGGATCAGTGTGGATCGTGACCTGCAAAAAGTTCTCAATCCCCGCAACTGTACAGAAATTCGGCATACTCCCTACTCCCTACTCTCCACTCTCTACTCTCCACTCTTTACCTTGTTCTTTCCCGGCCTCCGTGCCTTGTTCCGCGCAGGCAGCGACGCCTTCACCGCCTCCGGTTCTTTCCACAACCCCAGCGCGATTGCCTCCGCCTTGCGCATCTTCTGCTTCGCCCCAGGCCGCCCCGGCACATCAACCAGCACCAGTTCCCCTCCGGACTCGACCATAGGCCACGATTTTGAATCAATGATGCCTATAATTTGATCAATTCTTTTCTCATCCATTCCGTCCCACTCTCCACCCTCCACTCTCCACCCTCCACTCTCCACCCTCCACTCTCCACTCTCCACTCTCCACCCCTCATCCATGCCGTTTTCCCATTTGCCGGTATCGCTCGACCACCTTGTCCTTGTCTCTCGCGTGGCATTGCACGAATCGCCCCGGCATGATCTCGACCCGGATCAGAGGCTCTGCGAAATGTTTCCGCCTATCGTGCAGAGCCACTTTCGCGTCGCTCCGCTCCCTCTGCACCAGGTCCGCCAGCCACGACCGCGGCAACGCGCAGAACCGCGGCTTGACGATGTACAGCGCCCGCAGGAATGCCAGCCGCGGATCGCCGCCCTCGGCGCATTCCGCCCGCCACGTCGAGACGAGCGCCTGCCCCGCCTCGCTCGCCCGCACGAACAACAGTTCGTGCGCATACACCAGCAACCGCAGGTCGTGCGTGATCGCCTGCGTGCGCTTCTGATCCGCCGGCGTGCCGATCGTGCCGGCCGACGCGCCATAGCGCCACAGAGGCGCAGCTGCGTCCCACTGGCCCAGAAAATCGAAACCGACGCGCACCAGGTCCCACGGCACGCACGTCCCCGCCGCAATGAACAGCGTGCTCGACCACGGCAGCGCCCAGTCCTGCGTGACACTGATGCCGACGCCCAATTTTTTTACCTTGCTCTCTGCAACGGCGTCCGCCCTCCGAATCACGATACCCGCGTTCACGCCTTATCCCCCTTGCGCCGGTAGAATCCAGCCATGCCCACCTGTTCTGTGTCAACGATCTGCACATCTGCCGGCCGGCCCAACCTAGCAGAAAACTCGTTGATGGTGCGATAGCAAACTCGCTGCGCCAATCCCCCGGCGGGGAACCAGTCGTGAAATAATATCAACCCGCCCACGCGCAGCCAGTTGAACCAGCCCAGGTCACGCCCCACCTGTTTATGGTCGCCGTCCACGAAAACCAGGTCGAGCACAGGCCCCTTGTAACGGGCCAGATAATTCCACGATTTCACAACGAGGATACCGACCTGATGGCCGGCCAGCGCGCGAGCGGCCTCCTGCGCCTCCTCAGGTTGTACCGTCAGCGTCGTGATGTGTGCCTGCGGACACGCCAGCGCCATCACCAGTGCCGACCGGCCCTTGTACGTGCCGATCTCCAGGAGGTTGCCGCCATCGTACGGTTTCGCCAGGGCATACAGCCAGGCGCACTGGTAATGAAACATCATGCCCTCGACGTTGAAAACAGTATCCAGCATCTCGCCCAGATCATCCCCGCAGTTCCGTTGCGCCTCGACCAACATTTGCTCGTGATTGCCGACCACCTTCATTTGCACACTCTCATTTTGAGCGAGAAGGACGTTCTGCCGTCGTTTAATTTCGCTTTTTGTGAAATCTTCCACTTCCGTTCCGTATAAAACATGTACGCATTACCGTACTGTGTGCCAGGATCGAACAGGTCGCATGTCCGCAAATCGAACCGCCAGTAATGCGTCGGATCGCGGTAACTATTGGCGCTATTCCAGTAGGGCAGTTTCAGGTGCATCACGCCGCCAGGCCGCATGATGCGCCAGCACTCGTTGACCGACTCGACGAGATTGATCCGCAGATGCTCCAGGACCGCGCACGCCACGATCACATCGAATGAATTGTCTGGCCACGGCCACGGTAGATTGTTCAAATCCCAGATCACGTCAATCTCCGGCCTGTGCTTGGTCAGGTCGTGGTTGACCGCGCCTGCCACGATCCGATTGCCCGCGCCGATATTCAAAGTGTCCACAAGTCACTCTACCCTCGATTTGTATCTGTCCGGCGGCTCTAGCGTGTCCGGGTTGACCGGCTCGACTGACCGCCCGCTCAAATCCTGGCCCAGGCGCTCCGACTGTGAGCCGATGTGCTGGCTGTACACGCCCGTCAGATAGGCCACGGCGTACCCTCGCGCCCAGACCGCTCTGCTCCATGCCAGGTCTAATCTCTGGCTCCGCGCGCGGATTGCAACTCCCTCCAGGCTCTCGCCGACCGGCGGAATGACGATGCTGCGCATCAGATCACGCCGGATGAACGCCAGGTGCGCTCCAGTCCGGTTGCACAACGTCAACGGTCCCTCCCGTCTGATGACCTTGATCGCATGGAGAGCAGACGGAACCTCAAGGGCCAACAACCCCAGTTTTCGATACCGCGCCATCTCCGCCAACCCACGACTCAGCCAATCGGGATCGAGTTTCGGGCACAGAACGTCGTCGTCTGTGAACACCAGTACGCTGGATTGAGCCAGGTGGGCCGCAGTATTCCAGTTATCCCCGATAGGCATGCTTTTGCGGCGCATGATCAGGCTCGCCAGCCTGCCCTCCTGCCGCAATCCGGTCAGGTATTCCACATTGCCCTCGGTGCTGGCGTCGTCAATCACGTTCAGATTGTACGGCGTCTCCGTCCGCTCGAAAATGTATTCGAGCGTCCGTTTCAGCAGGGGCAGCCGGTTTTTGGTGCACAGCACGATATCGGTTTTATCCCCCATCAAGCTTCGCCCTTCAGGAACTCGGAAAATTCGCTCGCCTGGATGGCCGGCCGCACGTCCCGCCAGTTCACCAGTATCTCAGCGAGCGGCTGCGGGTTGACCCGCTTCAACTCGCATGACATCGCGTGATACGGCACGCCCAGGAATGTACAGATCGTCTGACCGACCTTGGTCGGAATCCGCGCCACGGTCGTGCCCTCGCCGCCCAAGCTGGCGTAATCCAGTGACAGCACATTCGGAAACGCTGCCAGCGCCTTGGTTGACTGCCTGTCCTGCGTGGCCAACCCTCGCGCCAATTCCAGAATCGAATCCGGCGTCAGCGAAATCTTGACCCCAGGCACATCCTCAACGGTATGAGCCGGATGAACCTGCGCGTGCTGCCCGGAGCGCACGCTCCGGTTGATCAGTGCGCTCACGGCCTGTCGGACCACGTTTCGCCGCGTCAGGTGGATCACGTGTGGTTTGGTTCTGACCAGATACGCCCACACCTCGGGCTGAAACGCCTGTCCATAGACCAGCTTACACATGCTCACGTGCCAGCCCGTCATGTGCGTCAGGCAATGCAACAGTTTCACGCGATCAGACGTGAGGTACGTATGCCAAATGCTGAGATGGTGCAGCGACTCGCCGCGGTCGCAAAAAATGTCGGGATGATTGCTCAAATAGTGCGACAGGAATGTCCCGCCGCTGCGGACGTTGGCGATGATCACCGCCGGCAGCGCCAGGCCCTTCGTCGCATCGTTATCCACCAACACCTTCATTCCCCCCTCCTCTCTACTCTCCACCCTCTACTCTCCACTCTCCCCCCTCTACTCTCCCCGCTCCCTCTCCCACCGCTTCACCGCCGACCACGCCTCGGCGCTATCAATCCGCCCCTGGATCGCGCCCTTCCACCGGCGCGCGTCTCCGACGTAGTGCATGATGCCGGCTGTCTCGATCCCGTGACAATATTTATCGAACGTGTTCCACTCGTTGCCCATCCAGAAAACCTTGAGCGGATCGGCGTACAGCGCCCGCAACAGCGCGCCCTGGTCGCGTTGGGCATGTTTCTCCCACTCCATCTGCCAGCGCGCGAAAAATGCCGCGATGCGCGGACTGCGCCCGAACGCCCACACGCCCCCGTTGATCTGCAGCGCGTGCAGCGTGTGGATCGTCGTCTTGATCTCGGCCAACTCCTGCTCGTTGTTGTGGCGTTTGAACGCGTGCATCGTGTCCATCAGGTGCGGATCCTTGCAGATGACGAATTCCCACCCGTCCTCGATCCACTGAAAAAACTGGTACACCGGTGCGACGACCTTCGTGTCCGCATCCAGGTACAACACCGCCTGCCACTCGGCCGGCGTCAGCTCGTAGGCTTTCAGTTTCGCCCGCCGCCCGCCCACATCGCTGTCCGGCTGTTGGACGAACACGTTCTCCAGTCCGATCTTTTTCGTCGAGCACAACGCGATCGGGACATCCGGCATGTACGCCGTGATGCTCTTCATCAGCCGCACGGCGCATTTGCGCGCCGGGTCGCCGAACGCCACGACGTATATTCCCCGCGTGCTGCCCGTTCCATGCTCCTGCGGTTGATTCGTTTTTACTCGCACCTCTGCCTCCTCGGCCTCCGGTGTCGCCTGCTCCGAAATGCCTGCATCCAGCGCGCCGGGGAACTCGCACTCGAACGCGCGCTCGTGCTCGTCACAGAACGCCTGCACGCTATAGTTAGCCGTCGCTGCCCGCAACGCATCGCGGTCGAACGGTTGCTCTAATGCCGCATCCAGCGCCTTGACCAGGCTCGCCGCATTTCCACGGACATAGCGGTGGATTCCCGTCGCATCCGGCAGCTCGTCCAGGATGCCGACGTGCTGCGGGATCACCACCCGCACCCCGCACGCCAGCGCCTCCAGCACCGGCATCGGCCCGCCCTCCACGCGCGACGGGCACACCAGCACGTCCAACCCATGATAGAACTGGGGCATCTCGGCCCATTTGTACCGTTTGGTCGGCACCGGCCACCCGCGCCCGCTCGCCACCCATTCCACGCGCTGCCCGACTTTCGATCTGACGATGCTGTTGACCAAGTCATCGCCCTTGCGGTGATTTCGGTATGTGTACCCAGAAAAACCCACCACCGGCCGCCCTTTGCCCTCCGTCCTCCGTCCTCCGTCCCCTATCACGAACCGGTCGCGCTCCAACGGCAGCGGTGGCTGGATCGTCGGCCCGAACTGGCACAGCACGTCGCCGTACAATCGGCACATCGCCACGCGCAGCTGCGCGTGCACCGCGATCGCGTCAAATAACTTTGCTTTGTCGTTCCCCGGCGGCTCTTCCTCGCGGTGCGTAAAGTACACCGCCACCGGTATCCCCGTGGGCCATTTTCCGAACAGTTGCGCCTCGAAATAGCCCATCAGGTAGATCACATCCGATTTCAGGTCAGGCGCCGCAGTCAACGTCCAGCCCAAGCGATCCGCCAGGTACCGCGCAAACCTCGGCAGCACCCGGTCATCCCTATAGTTCCGGCACACCACATTCACCCTCAACGCCATTTCCCCATTCCGGTAACGTCCATTACCGAATCAGCTACGAGGAGTGTTGCAGTTTCGTTACAATCTGTCAAAACCTATTGACAAACCCAAACGGTTAGGTTATAATGTACTCAACAAATCGAGAGGAGATCAAAATGCCAGACAAATTATCAGAGTGGGAAAAAATCAACGCAGAGCAAAATCGTCTGGCTGCAGAGAGACGAGCCGCCGCCGAGGCCAAGAAAATCCAAACTGCCGAGCAGAGAAAACGACAGTGGATGGCTGAGCACAATG